CGCTGCCGATAGTGGTAAAACTTATTTCTGGCTACGTGAGAAAGAATATGACAAATTAGACGTTACCGACTTCGGTGCTATGCCGGGTGGAACTGTTGATGCTCAACCTGCTATCCAGCGAATGAATGCCTTTGCAAATACATACCTGTCTACCCTCGGAATCCGTTTCCCTGCTGGTAGCTTCCTTGTATCTGGATGGGATTACTCTGCGACATATGTATCTAAGTTCAAAATGGCTGGCCCAGATGTAGAACTAGGTTATATGGCACTAACAACTCTGATCCTTGATGGTAGCGCAGACTACGCATTTAAAGTTCAGGCTCGTTACACAGAGATTACTGGTATCTTGGTATATGGACAGTACGATAAGAAAGTCAACACAATGGGCTTCTTCCGTAACATCTGTTCTGCTGGTCAGTACGCTCGTATCAAGTGTGTTCGCTTCTCCTATATGGGTGGTAAGAGCCTTAGCTTGATCGATACACTAGACACGAAGATTGATCAGTTCTACAGTAGCAATACGTATGATAGCGTCCTGGACGTGACTTACGACAATGCCACAGTAGGAAGCTGGGATCACTCGACGGCACTAGAACTGAGCAACTTCAACCTGCAACACGGTTTTGGTACAAACGCTTCGATCTATGCGCCTCGTGCTACTCAGTGTTTCATCTACAACGGATGGATCGAGCACACCGAACACGCCGGAGACCTTTCTAACGGACAGTGGTTGATTGACGGACTCGACCTTGAGAACATTGATACTCCATTTGACCTGACTTACTGCCGTGCATCAATGCGTGGTATCAACCTAATCAACGCCAGTTTCAACAGAACTAACACAACTGTTAGTCAGTGGGCTTCTGGATATGACCAAGGAAACCGTCAGGACGAGGCTTTTGGTAGCGTTATCAACGGTACAATGAAAGCTAAATGGTATACTGGTGCTCTACGTGGGACTAACAACGCCAACGCAAACATTTGGTTGAACCTTGGTAGCTTCTATACACCGAACAACGGTGGTATCTGGGAGATTGAAATCATCTCTCGTCTGAGCTACAACTCAGTAGGTAGCGCAAACTATCCAGTACAATCAGATAGATCTCCTGGTAAGACTATTATCAACATCCAACGTGGTGCGGGTAACATTCCTATCGTGACTATGTATCACTTCGGTGCTACAGGTGTTACTGCGGCTCAGTACGCAAACCAGCAGTATAACGAAACACTACCTGCTCTCTGGGTACAGTTTGGGCCTTATACTGGTGAATACGTCATTAACGTTAAGAGCACGTCTCCTACACGTTTTGATCAAGGTCAGTGTGCGCTGTTCACTGTAAGTGGTGCTACACAGTCTGCTTCTCCTGGTTTAAACGCTGTCGTTCCGCGTATGTCTTTACATAACGGTAGCGCTGGTGTAGGTGCTCAGGGCAACTTACTGGCGGTTAGTACTGCAACAGGTACACCAACAACCCCAGGCACAGCTTCAACACATATGCAGGTAGTTGTGAACGGTACTCCGTACTTTGTTCCTCTGTTCCTGTAATTGATATAATCCCCTTCTCTTCGGAGTTGGGGATTTTTTATTGACACAGCTTCCAAGCTAGTATAGTATGACCACAAATATTGACAGGAGGAAAAATGAAAACAATCGCTAAGGTTTTATTCGGAAGTAAACTTTATGGCACAGATACACCAGAATCAGATACGGATTATAAAGAGATCTTTGTTCCAGACGCAGAGAGCATCCTGCTAGGAACAGTAAAGAATCATATGAGTTACAACACAAGTAGCGACGATGTGAAAAATACGGCTGAGGACGTGGATTACGAAAGTTTCAGTCTGCGTTACTTCATTAACTTAGGCATCGAAGGCGAAACCTTAGCTCTTGATATGATCCACGCACCAGCTAACCGAGTGGTACACTCAGATCTTCCGGTAGTATGGGCAGAACTCCAAGCTAACCGTTCGCACTTCTATTCTACGGATATGAAATCCTACCTGGGTTATGTGCGTAAGCAAGCTGGTAAGTATGGCGTTAAAGGTAGTCGTATGGCTTGTCTTCGTCAGGTTATGGAGGCATTAGCAGCAGCGCCTTCTCATTCACCAGACCCTAAACACGAGGGTAAGCGCCTGCGTAAAACCCGTGTTGGTGATATTGCACATACACTACCTCTGAACGAATTCTGTGAGTGGACTGTTGATGAAAACCAACGTTCAGGCTTCCAGGATTTCTATGTTGTCTTGGCACGTAAGTTCCAGACCAGTGTATCTGTGGAAGAAATGCAGAACTCTTTACAGAAGACGTGGGACGACTACGGACACAGGGCGCGTCAGGCAGAACTGAATGAAGGTATCGACTTCAAAGCACTCAGTCACGCTCTGCGCGGTGGTTTGCAGTTGAAAGAGATTTACTCGACGGGTGATCTGGTGTATCCTCTTAAGGATCGAGAGTACCTGATCAAAGTTAAAGCCGGAGAGATCCCCTTCAAAGAGATTCAGGTTGCTCTTGAGGATGTTGTTAGTGAAGTAGAAAAGCTATCAGTGCAAGCCAAAAAGAATGGTATGCAGGAAAAGGCTGATCCTACTTTCTGGGACAAGTTCATCCGTGAAGTGTATTTGGACGAGATTCTCAGTGTGTACGGCCCAAAATAAAGGTTGCATCTGGTAATCATACTATGATAACATCAGCTTTCTGGTGTTATCTTTTTAGAGTAATGGAGGAACAATGGAATTTACACCTACGGCACAACAAGTAGCTTGCTTGGAGTCCTTTAAGTTAAACCGATTCACAACAATTCAAGCCCGCGCCGGTACAGGTAAGACTTCTACGCTTAAACTGCTGGCTAGTACTACTTCGGATAGCATTCTGTATTTGGCTTTTAATAAGACAATGGCAGAAGAAGCTAAGAAGAAAATGCCGTATAACGTCCAGTGTCGTACACTCCACTCTGTGTGCTACCAAGAACTTCCAGCGTCTATGCGTCATAAACTTACTCGTCCAGAGGGCAAGTATGTTAACGTTGCAGGTACAGGCAGCGAGATTGCTAAGTACTTCAAGATCAAACCTTGGGCTGATAAACGTGGCAAAGTATTAATCACAGAAGCTATGCTTGGACTGCTGGTAAAACAGACCCTGGCTAAGTATGAGTTCTCTGATGCAGAACATATCACCCGAGATCATTTCCCTGGCACATTAGTTGAAGATTTTAAGAAGAAGGGTGTAAACATCCCTCAACTGGTCACAGACACAATCCGTTATGCTAAACAGCTATGGCGTGAGCGTACTGATACTAAGTCTCCGGTTATGATGACTCACGATACATACGTGAAACTCTATCAGCTTTCTGGTAAAGATCTGGGTTACGACATTATCTTTGGCGATGAGTTCCAGGATGTTAACTCAGCCTTCTTGTCCATTCTGAAAAATGCCGTGAGTGCTAAACGTATCGTGGTAGTTGGTGACGAATACCAGAGTATCTATCAGTTCCGAGGAAGCGTGAATATGATGACGGAGACTGCTACAATGGGCGCTGAGCTTCACTTATCTGCCTCCTTCCGCTTCGGGCCTAAGGTAGGTAAACTAGCAGAGGACGTATTAAAAGTTACTGCACAGGGTGACGTAGAAGTCGAAGGTCGTGGTTTTGATACCGAAGTAGGTAGTGGACATAGCTCTTTTGTGGATACAAATAAGCCATACACTATTATCTTCCGCAAGAATATGACAATGCTCTTAGCAGCGATGGATTTGATTGCAGATGGTATTGAAATTAATATGCACGTTGATACCCGAGACTTTGTTTCTATGGTAGATAGTGTAAATGCCCTTCGCCGTGGTGAAACAAACAAGGTTAAGCACGAAAGCATCCTACCATATGCAAGCTGGGAAGAATTTGTTGAGGGTGCAGAGTCAGACCCTGACGCTAAGCGGCTGCTAAACATCATCGTTTCCGGTAAAGCAGGTATGATTGCACAGACTTTGCGTAACTATCGTCCGTCCAAGAATGCTAAAGTGACCCTGGTAACAGGTCATAAGTGCAAAGGACTGGAGTTTGACCAAGTTATTCTCGGCGCAGACTTCCCTTCTAACTACAACAAAGAAGGTCAGTGGGTAGGTTTAGAAGACGCAGAGCGTAATTTACTGTATGTAGCTGTTACTCGTGCCATTAAAGTGCTACAGTGGAACGAAACAGTCCAAGAAATCCTCGATATGCAACGCGAAGTGATGCGTGAGGATACAAACGCAGAGTTTAACCACTTGATCAAGAATCAAGTTAACTCATTAATGAATGATGTGGAGGTATAATTGTACATTTCAACAGGTAAATATGAAGTCCGAGAGATTTATCTTCCTGCTGTAGCCTTTCAATTGCTTGTAAAGGCAGCAAGTGAGAACATTCAATGGACTGCATCACAGACGCAGGAACCTGAACCCGAACATTTGAAGGGTAAACGCACCCTTACCCTGTATGGTGTAAGGTATATTGAGGAGGTGGTGGCACCTTCTATGTTCGATAAATATACTGGCAGACCTAATATGGTTTATCCAGTAGGAGCACGATAATGGATAAGAGCGCACTTATTGCTTGGGCAGAGAAAGAACTTCACGATCCCCACACCCAAGAAGCTATTCAGAAAGCTGTTAACTGGTTATCTGAGAAAGGCTTCACTTGGGCAGAACACGAGGTTGAAAAGATCCTCGCTTCATTGAAAAAGAAAGATTGACGTTATCTAAGGAGTGTCGTAAGATGCTCCTAACTTAACGAGGAGGGACTATGAGCTATATTGGAAAATGCTATACGGTTTTAAACGACGATGAAGAAACTATTGCACAATGGCCTGAGATTAAGACAGGCTTTGCGTTTCAGATCCTAAAGGTAGAAAATCGTGATGGCCTATATCCAGGCGTGACTCGCCTCCGCTGCCTGTCAACGGATAAGATTTTTGACGTTGAATATCCTCTTCACGATGGCGGCGAATCTTGGTTCTGGTGTCTCGTTGCATTAGATGAAGCAGGAGAACTATCGCTTAAGCCCCTGAAAGAGCGACCATTAAAAGAGGAACCTCTGGGGAAAGTCCATATGGGACACTTCCAAGGGCGGGAAGTAGATATTGCTTATGCATTGTCTGCATTAGCCGCTCAGGAAGGCTGTGACGGGGAAGAATATGACCTGATGGAAAAAGCATCCCGCTATATTCGTTATCTGGAAACACAAATTAACGCTTGACTTGTTAAACCATAACAGGCAAGATTAACAAAAATAAAGAGGAGATCATATGAAAGACACAGTAAGCATTATCAAAGCAGATCGTATTTGTGCTCGTTTTGACAAAGACCACGCACGTTTCGCAACACTGACAAACCTGTTAGGTGCATTTGACCTGGCTAAGTCCAATAAAGCAAACCTGGCTAAGACGGATAACGATATTCTTCTGCCTGTCCTCAAGGCTGCTCTAAGCGATGCTAAGGGTGCAGCAGAAACCTACCGTAAACTTGATGACGCTAAGCGCCGAGAGGCATCAGAACGCGATGTGCGCATTCTGGAAGGCTATATGCCGGAACAGTTAACAGAAGAAGATCTCGTGGAGATGATTGCTGAGTTTAAGGCAGAAGGTAAAAAGATGCCTGACTTTATGAAACATCTTCGTGAAAACTATGTCGGTGCTTTCGATGGTAAACTTGCTTCATCTCTGGCTACAGCTTCCCTCAAATAAGGAGAGAAATATGAAATTCTTAAAATGTACTGCTACCGGTTCACCATCTTCTTTTATCGAAGGTAGAATATATCGTGTATTAGGTGCAGGTCAGTTTAACAGCCGCCTCAACTGTAACACGTACCTGGTAGCCTCAGAGATTGGACATAATATTGAAGTTCCATTGAACGGAATTGTTTGGCAATTTGTTATGCTGGAGATCGACATTGAACAAATGTTCTTCAACTACAAAGAGAATAAAAGTGTTGTGGCCCCGCTGATCCAAGCAGGTATTATTGCTGGCTACAAATCTTGGGAAAGTGCTCAAGAGTATACTGCTCTTATTAACCCTTCACTGGAACACAAACACGCAATATTCTTTGATGAGCGTGAAGGTATGAACGGTGTGGATAGTGGTAATGTCCAGATGCATAAACCAAATACCGATCTTTTTGAAGTGTCTGGTGCGGATTTCTTGGCTGCATTCTTGGATAAAGTAGGCGTAGATCAAGATCCAATCGCATCTGTAGCAAAAGAAGAGAAACCACGAGTTCCTCGTGTTCGTCGGAAACGTAAGGCACCTCCTAAGAAAACCACTACATCGGCTACGCTGCGCTACAAGAATGGTGACTCTTTCACCTTCCGTAGTGTTAAGAATGTATCTCTAGTGGATGGTATTTTCTCTATCATCACAGAGAAGAAAGTCGAAAAAGGTATCTCTCAGCGAGTACTGAATAAGATCGATGCTAAGCTGGTACGCAGTGTTATGCTAGAATCTCCGAAAGGAGTTGAAGAAGTGTATCAGGATTATTTCCTGGATGGTCAGTGGATGGTGTATGCCCAAGACCGCACCATTATGAACAGTAAGATGTTCGAACTACGTTTCTAATACAATAAGGGGCTTCGGCCCCTTTTGAGGGAGTAATGCACGAACAATATTTGCGATGGATGCACCAAGATATAGGTTGCATCATACGTATGGTGGGAAAGAATTACAGTACTCTGTTAGAGAATCCCAATTTTAAGCACGAAGAATTCCTCTTAACGGGAGGATTTCAGATGTTAGCGGTTTATAAGATGCTGTTGGATAGTTGTAAAAATACCGGATCTGATATTGACATTGATACTCACTTAGGGTATTATTTCGAGATTGAAGATATCTATAAAAAACGATGGGAGATAAAAGATGAAAAATGATATGCGTGGTAAGAATGTAGTGGCTGTTATGGTTAGTGGTATGGAGCAGTGGCTGACCGAAGGTAAGTCGTACACTGTCGTTGAACAGTGTGATAGCCTGTTTTACGTAATGACTGATGAGGGCTATGTGGGTGGGGCTAAGAGGGATCGCTTTATCCCAGACACCTCTACAACACCAGAAGGTAAGCATATTCCTACCTTTGCCCGTGCGCACTATGCTAAGAAAACTAAAAATGTTCGTCGTCCTAAGCAGAAGCCACCTGTCCGTAAAAAGACTGATATCTTGATTACCTACGAGAACGGCGCTCAGTACGAACTGACGAACGTTGCTTCCGTAGCTGTCATCGGTATGGACACAGTGTTTATCTCTCAGCCTGTGGCTTCTGGTGAAGGATTTGAGACCGTTAAGACTACCAAACTGGAAGGTGTGATTCATCTGGAGTTAGTTACTCCTAATGACCGTATCCATATTCAAAATCAGGAAAAGCATTGGGAAGTCAAAACCAATAAAACTTCTGTATCTGCAACGAAGTACATCTGGGAGGCTTAATGTTTATGCGTCTGGACTTATCTAGCATTATTGAAACAAGTGTTGAGAAAAAAGACGGACGCTCTCTGAAAGATATTGCCCTTTACCTAAATTCTGAATCAGGGGAAGTAGCCGATTGGCTGCTTAACCCTCAGAAGCGGAAAGAGGGGTTACTCGGAGAGTGCTCGGATGTAATCATTTGTGTAGTTGATCTGGCATTCCAGTATCTTAAGACACAACATCCCTACTCAGAACTTGATGACCAAAGTTTGGCAAATATTCTCTCAGTTATGCTGGAAGAAACTATCGATAAAAAGTGCGAAAAGTGGGCAGGTAAATGATGGCAGTCTTTGGTGAGATTATACTTGTGGCTCTGGGCCTAGTGATCTTTCTTTGGTCTACTTTCGTAGCATATTTTGTCAGTAAGTTGCAACACGTAGGTTTTGTATTTGTTCTGCCAATGTGCCTGGGACTTTTAATGATATGGGTAGGAATTCATTATGGCCCCATAACTGTGTCAACAGGAGGGTAAATGAGATTAAGAGCAATAGAGAATAGGCGTATAAACCGCTTAGCCTTTCGCGTTATGTTGGGGAATGGCCCTAGCAAGCACAAACTGGATTTCAATATTCGCAGGCGCATAAAAGGATTCAGTATGTACCGCCCAATACTGCCATATGAACGCTTCTTGGATAACAGGACGGGCTGGTATGATTGATTATCAAATTGGAAATCTCATTGATCAAGGTAAGAAAGGCAACGTCCAAGTGATCGCACATTGTGCTAACTGTATGAATACTATGAAATCGGGTATTGCCCCTCAAATCGTCAAGGCATTCCCTTATGCAGCAGAAGCAGATAAGCAAACAGTCCGAGGTGACAGGGAAAAGCTAGGTACTTTCAGCTTAGGTATCGCTGAACCAGAAGATTACGATCTTTTAGGATATGATTGTCCTGATGTTTTCAATCTATACGGTCAATATGGCTTCACCAAACGTCAGCTAGGACAACGTGACCTAGACTACGATGCGATCTACAACGCATTAGAGGGAATGGCCTTTAAGCTAGTTGATTGGGGAGCAGAAGATCTCAACATAGGACTACCCGCTCTAGGTTGTGGGTTGGCTGGAGCCAAATGGAGAATCATTGAGGCAATGATCGAAGAAACTGTTTGCCTTACGGATAACCGTGTAGTAGTATTCTCCCTATCGAAAGAAGCGCAAGACGCACTATTACGGAGGTAATGTGGCAAAAGTATTTACAGTGACAAAGTTCCCTTATGATGATGTAACAGTCCTAGTCAGTGATGGTGAAAACCAGACAGGATTTTATGTCGGAGAAACGGAAGAAGCTGGCGTTATTAGTTTAGACGCCTTCCTGAAAGCAGTAGATGTATCTGAGTGGAAAGAAGATCAGCTTAAGCTGTTCAACAGCCCTCTGTTTAAAGATACACCTCCTGGCAATATGATCGGTGAGTTCACCATTCCAATTACAACATAAGGAGATATAAATGGAAGCTATCGTGGCTATCTTTGTATTCTTAGTATTTATTTTTATTTCATTCTTGATTATGCTGATCCCCAGCTTCCTGCTGATTTGGGCGTATGATTATGTCGCAGTTCAGTTTGATTGGCACGTACTTGCTCTGAGTTGGGGTAATGTCATCTGTGTTGCTATTCTTATGGTGATTGCACGTAGCATCTTCAAGAAAAACTGATTGACAAAGAGGGAGGATGTGTTATCCTTCCCTCATCAAAGAAACAAGGAGGAAGTATGGAACAATTAGTACCTAACGCAGACTATCAGCTTATGGTGGAAGTCGGTGACAAACAGATTAAGTTTGACTATGTTGGACACTTCACTGTCGGTGGAAAAACCATCCTTAGCATTATCCGAGAGGATAACCGTGCATACTTCTACGAAGGTCAGGAGGGTGTCACTCACGAAGACACCATTGACGCTCTGAATCGTATCCTCAGTGAAGGTATGGTTGCCCAAGCTATGCAATGTATAAATGTCGGTGACGGTTTCTATGATGTTGAATGTGCCAATAACAAAGGCATTATGCGACTTCACTTCCAAGAAGTAGAAGATTCGGTTTTCAACTTCTATAAGATCGAAACACTTTAAATAAGGAACGGCGTATGGTACTGATTGTTATAGTATTCCTGTTCGCCGTCCTCTTTCTGGAGGGTATTTTATGAAGATTATACTTAAAGTAGCATTGTTTGTTTTCCTGTGTGGCTTAGGCGCTATTGCACACGCTGCTGATATTCAGCAAGAAAAGGTTTACAGCGGCGGTTTTACAAAGGCTGATGTTTTAGTTGTAAAAGATAAAACACACGGTGTAATGTGTTGGGTGTTCGATGGAGGTAGTAACATCACCTCCCAATGTCTACCAGCAAGCCAAGTGCAAAACTTTGATAAAGATTGAAAATAAAGATTGACGAGTAAAAAGATTCTGGTAAGATGTATCACATCAAGACGAGAGAGTTAGCAAATAGGTTGCTAGCCAATTAGAGGAGAAACAAATGAACACATTTATGAAATACTATAAGATCCCAACAATCCTTTGGGGTATCGGTATCGCACTCGGCGGTTACATCGGATTCGCAGAGACGGGTACTATTACCGGACTGATTGAAGGTTTGGTGGCGGTGATGATTCTGTCTGTTCTTGAGGTTTCTCTCTCAGCAGATAACGCAGTACTGAACGCGAAGAAACTGGCAGATATGGATGAGGTTTGGAAAAAGCGTTTTCTTACCTGGGGTATGTTGATTGCGGTATTTGGTATGCGGTTGGTGCTTCCGATTCTGATTGTGGCTGGTCTGGGTGAAATGACACCTTGGCACGCAGTATGGTTAGGCTTCAATGACCCTAAACAGTATGCAGAGGTGTTACAGTCTAGTCATCATCTGGTAGCTAGTTTTGGTGGTGCATTCCTGTTAATGGTGGCTCTGGGCTTCTTCCTGGATGATGAGAAAGATAATCACTGGTTGGGTTGGATTGAGAAACCTTTAGCTAAGATGGGTGGTAGCCTTACAGTACAGGTTGGTATTACTCTAGTAGCACTGATTGCAGCAAGTTTTGGTGCAGAACAAGCAGAACGTGTACCGTTCCTAGCTTCTGGTGCAGTAGGTGTCCTGCTGTTCCTGGGTATCCACTTACTGTCTGAGTGGCTTGAAGAGAAAGATGAAGCAATGGCTAAAGTTACAGGAATGGCGGTTAAATCAGGTCTGGCTGGCTTTATCTACCTGGAGATTCTGGATGCATCTATGAGTTTTGATGGACTGATTGCAGCATTCGCTATCACACAGTACTTCTTGGTGATTATGATTGGTCTGGGCATTGGCGCACTGTTTGTACGTTCTATGACTCTCCACGTACTTGAGTCTGGACATATGGGTGAATACCGCTATATGGAGAACGGAGCTTTCTTCGCTATCCTGTGCCTGGCAGTGATTATGCTTCTGAACTTTGTGTTCGAAGTGCCGGAAGTAGTAACTGGTCTGATTGGCGTAGCTTTCCTGGGTGCAGCGGTTTATCACAGCCACGTACTCAACAAGAAAGAAGCTTTAGAAGAAGCAACTGAATAAAAATAGAGCCTCCTTCGGGAGGCTTTTTCGTTAAAGGAGAAAATAATGTTTGCAATGTTTGCCTTAGGTATCGTACTCTTGGTTCTTCCGGTGTTGGCAATATGTTTCATAGTGTCAATTATCAAAAAACTTTTATAGGATAAGAGCTTGATTATTTTATTTCTATGCTGTACAGTGTTTATATTCCTGCCAT